GAGATCAGTTTATAAAATTTCATAATGAAAATACAACTTTAAGATTCACGTTAAAAAGTGAGAATCAAAAAAAAGTATTACCAAAATTAAGAGATTACCAGGTAGAACTTTCACAAAAAGCAGTTGAGATATTACAAGATAAAAAAATAGTTTATTTAAATATGCAACCTAGAACTGGTAAAACATTAACTGCTTTAAATGTAGCTAAATTATACGGTGCTAAAAATGTTTTATTTATAACTAAAAAGAAGGCTATAAATTCAATTAAAGACGATTACAGCAACTTTAATTTTATATTTAATATAACTGTCATAAATGCAGAATCATTACATAAGATTGAAGATAATTTTGATTTAATTATTTCAGATGAACACCATTCAATGGGAGCTTTTCCAAAACCAAGCAATAGAGCTAAAAAATTTAAATTGAAATATTCATATTTACCTATGATTTTTTTAAGTGGAACAATGTGTACTGAAAGTGGATCCCAAATATTTCACCAGTTCTGGCTATCTTATTATTCACCATTTAAAGAATATGGTAATTTTTATAAATGGTCTAAAATATTTGTAGATGTAACTGAGAAACATTTAGGTTATGGAGTTGTAAAAGATTATTCTAATGCTAAAATGGATTTAATCAATCCTATAATTGATGAATACACAATTAAATATACACAAGAAGATTCTGGATTCAAATCAAAAGTAAATATTGAACATTTATATTGTGAAAAAATAAATGAAATATTAATTAAAAGACTAAAAAAGGATTTAGTTATTGAAGGTAAAGAGGAAGTTATACTTGCAGATACTGGATCAAAATTAATGCAAAAGATTCACCAGTTAGAAAATGGAACAATTAAATTTGAAAGTGGAAATACTAAAGTTTTGGATTATTCAAAAGCTCATTTTATAAGAGATAAATTTAAAGATAAAAAAATAGCTATATTTTATTATTACATTGCAGAATTTGAACTATTAAAAGAAGTTTTTACAAATTATACTACAGATATAAAAGAGTTTAATAATTCAAATAAAACATACATAGGACAACAATATTCCAATGCTATGGGAATTAATTTAAGTTCAGCAGATAGTTTAGTATTTTATAATTTTGGTTTTAGTGGTACAAATTTTATCCAGTCAATTGATCGTTTAACAACCATAAATAGATTAGAAAATAATGTTTATTTTGTTTATCCACAAGGTAGTTTAACTGAAAAAATATTGAAAGTAGTAAAACAAAAGAAAACATTTACAGAAAAACAATTTTTAAAAACATTATAATGGCTTCAAAATTACAGACAAAAGTTATCAAAGATTTAGAGAGTAATGGTTATTTTGTAATAAATCTAACACGAACTAATAAAAATGGAATAGCTGATTTACTAGCTTTGAAATGTGGTGAAAATCCTATATTTATTGAATGTAAAGAAAAAGGAGATACGTTAAAACCTTTACAAAAATTTAGAGGAGAAGAAGTTAAAAAATATGGTTGTGAATGGGTTGTTGTTAAAGAAAATTAATTATATTTGCGACAAATAAAATACTAAAAATATGAAAGTAGAAGGAACACTAAAAGTAAAAAAAGAAACAATACAAGTTTCGGAATCGTTTTCAAAACGTGAATTTGTTATCACAGTTCAGGATGGAGCTTATACAAATGATATTTTAATTCAGCTAGTGAAAGATAAGTGTGCATTGATTGATGCATTTAACATTGGAGATATGTTGGAAGTTGAGATTAATTTGTCTGGTAAATGTTGGATAAATCCACAAGGTGAAGAAAAATATTTTAACTCGCTTAATGCATGGAAGATAACGAAGCTATAATACTATTCAACTTTTTTATTTGGTTTCGTGAAAATGGTGAAAAGCATATTGATAAGTCAATAGAGAAAATGATTAAAATTTATTTAAATGAAAAATATAATAGCTGAATCGAAAACATCTCCATTAACAATTAAAGTTAATTATACGGATAGTCATATAACGAGAGGTATAGTGTTAAAACCTGACAGATTTAATAAAATAGGTGATGTTGATTACTGGAGTACATCATCTTTTAATTTAATTACAGAAATGGATAATGAGATGGAGATAAGATTAGGAACAAAGCTAGTTGCTTGTAATGATTATTATTGTCATGATGAAAAATGCACAACTAAAGGTTCAATTTATGAAGTTTGTGATGTTGATTTTGAACATGATCTATTTTATATTATTGATGATTTAGACGATAAAATACTATTTGATTTTTCAGATGTTCCAAATGTATGGTTTAACTTTTATAAGAAGAAAAAAGATCCTATAGTAAAACAAGTAACCGACAAATTTAAAAATCGTTCTAAAGTTGGTATTGAGAAATATGGTACTACTTTAGCTGAAAATAATACAGATGATTTTCTGGAGCATTTACAAGAAGAATTAATGGATGCTACTTTGTATATCCAGAAGTTGAAAAGCCAATCTAAGGAAATGAGTGAAATGGAAATGATTGAATCGTTATTTGCTAAAGGTTATTTTATTTTTAAGCAATGCTAAATTATAAAGAAAAGTTGTTGAGCCTACCTAATCGGACAAACGTAATTACTCCGATTGGGTACGTTGAACACCTTCATAAAACTGTAAATTTATTCGATAATTCTAAACCAGAAGATTTTATTTGTTTAAAATCATTATATTTGAACTATGATTCGATCAAAACTAGAAGTAAGAGAAGATAAAATAAAAAAACTAATTCCTGATGCTGTATTTAAAGATGGTATATTGATTAGTCCTTTACCTACTATTAAGTTTGGTCATAGAATTAGAAATGAACCAGAATTTATTGAAATAGCTTTTTCAAAATATTCTTTTGATAGTATGATTGAAGCTATGAAAAATAAAAAAATAATATTAATATTATAAGATTCAGTTAACTAATTTAAACTGATTTAAAATGGATAATAGAGTAAAAAACAAAGGTACTAAAGGTAATAATGGTGGTAGACCTTCAAAGGCTGAAGAACAAAACTTAATACAAAAACTTTCGCCATTAGAAGAACAAGCATTTATAAAACTTTCTGAAGCTATTGATAGTGGAAAAGATTGGGCAATTAAAATGTTTTTTGAATATATGTTTGGTAAACCTAAACAACAAACAGATATTACATCAATGGGTGAAAAAATACAAAATGTTATTCAATTAGGAAGTGGAATAAATCCAAATGAAACTACTGATTAAGCAAGAACACGCAACATTTTATTTACAAGATAAAATTACAGAAGAAGTTCTTTATGGTGGAGCTGCTGGTGGTGGTAAATCTGCATTTGGATGCCTTTGGTTGATTTCAATGTGTCAAAATTATCCAGGAACAAGATGGTTAATGGGTAGAGCAAAACTGAAGACATTAAAAGAAACTACTTTAAATACTTTCTTTGAATTAGCAAGTAAATTAGAGATAGGTGATGAATTTAATTATAATGCTCAATCAAATGTTATTTACTTTGAAAATGGTAGTGAGATCATTTTAAAAGATTTATTCTTATATCCTTCCGATCCTAATTATGATAGTTTAGGTTCATTGGAGATTACTGGAGCATTTATTGATGAATGTAACCAAGTTGTATACAAAGCCTGGCAAATAGTTAAATCAAGGATAAGATATAAATTAACAGAATATAATTTAATCCCTAAAATGTTAGGTACTTTAAATCCAGCTAAAAATTGGACATATAAAGAATTTTATCAACCATCTAAGAATGGAACATTAAAAAATTATAGGAAATTCATTCAAGCATTACCACAAGATAATCCACATTTACATCCTTCTTATTTAAAATCATTATTGCAATTAGATAATAATGCAAAACAAAGACTTTATTATGGAAATTGGGAATATGATGATGATCCATCTACATTAATTGATATGGATGCTATTATTGATTATTTTAATCCAGTACATTTAAATAATGAAGGTAAATATTATTTAACAATTGATGTAGCTCGTAAAGGAAAGGATACAACCGTTTATAGAGTATGGAATGAATGGAAGTGTATTGATGTAATTATATTTGCTAAAAATACAATAGTAGAAGCATTTGATGAAGCTAGGAAATTACAAGCTAAATACAATATACCAAATAGTCAAACAATAGCAGATGAAGATGGAGTTGGTGGTGGACTTGTAGATATGTTAAGATGTGAAGGTTTTGTAAATAATAGTAGAGCTTTAAATGGGGAAAACTATGAAAATTTAAAAAGTCAATGTTCCATTTTAATGGCTAAAAAAATACAGAATAGAGAATGTGGTGAGATTTCAAATAATACTCATATTCGTGATCTTGTTAGTGAAGAAATGGAGCAAATTAAACAAAAAGAAATTGATAAAGATACTCGTTTAGGTATTATATCTAAAGATGTTATAAAAGCTAATATAGGTCGTTCTCCTGACCATTGGGATAGTATAATGATGAGATATTATTTTGAGTTGAAACCAAAAGCAAAAGCACCTAGAAGTAGATTATTATGATAAAATTTAAAACTCAAATAAAGGATTTCAATTTACCTACTTCATGGAGTGATATTAAATTTAGCGACTATTTAAAATTACAAAGTTCAAATGAAATTCAAGCTATTCAAATATTAACTGGATTAAATGAGGTAGAAATATTGATGTTAGATATTGAGGTAATTACTCCATATTTAGAATTTCTCCAGGATGATCCAACTAAATTTGAAGAAAGTAATTTTATTAATGATATTGAACTTCCATTTGATTTAGGTCAGGAAAGTTATGAAAAGAAAATATTAGCTTGTAGAGATATTTCAAACGTATATGAAGTGATTAAAATTTATTCTGGAGTAGATTGTTTAAATTTAAATTGTGATGTCGTATTTCAAGCATATTGCTATCTATTGAATAGATTAATTAAAATAATTGAACGAGATAATGAACGATTAAAATCTGAGATCACAATAGAACAAAAAATGGCTGGTATTGATAGCTTTAATGAATTAGGTGATTTCAATACTATTGATATGATCGCTGAAAAATATAACTATACACATGAAGAAGTTGAACAACTTCCTTATAATTTAATATTTTTAATACTATTAAAACAAAATATAAGTAGTAAATTTGAAAGTAACTACAGTAAAATAATACAAGACAAATGACAATTAAACAATTAGTAAGTGATAAAGTAGCTTTAATGAGTTCAAATAATGAAAGTTATACTTTTTTACATTCAGAAACACAGTTTCAAAATCTTATGGCTGATGAACAATTATTACCATGTGTTTATTTGGATATGCCTATGAAATATACTCCTAAAATAATGAGTACTGGAGCTTTTCAAAGAACTTATATTTGTGTAGCTTTATTTCTATTTAAAAGTGAATTGGATGATAACGATATACAGCAAGAAGAAATATTTGTAAAGGCTGAGAATGCTCAAAGAGAGTTCCAGATTGCCCTTGAAAATGATGTAGATAATGTAAGAGATTTAAGTGTTGAAACGTGCGTTCAAGTCCAAAATTTATTTGATACAAATATGAGTGGTGTAATGATGCCTTTTAGTTTACGAATGATTAATTCTGATGGAGTATGTTAAAATATAAAAAATATCTTTGGATAATTTCAATAGTGAGTTGGTTATTAATTTGCTCAGTAATTTATTATGTCAACAAATAAAGAAATATTCGACCAATTTACAAATACAATTATCCCAGAACTAAAAAAAGTTAGTGGATCTTTAGGTTCTACAATGTATGCTGAAAATACTGAGGATAGTTTGACTATTTATGCAAGTCCATTTATTTCGGTATTATGGAAAGGTAGAAAACCAACTTCTCCTGGAGCAAAAACTGGAAATCCAACTTTACAACAAGCAATTTTAAGTTGGATAAAAAAGAAAGGTATATCAGGAAAAGCAAATGAAAAAGGAAATATTCCAACAAGTGAGCAATTAAGTTGGATGATGTCAAAATCTATTCATTTAAATGGTACTAAATTATACCAACAAGGTGGTAAACAAAATATTTTTGAACCTATTTTGACAGATAATAGAATAGATAATTTAGTAAATTTGATAGGTCAAAGGTATTATGTTCAAATAACTAATATTATTAAAGAATGATTTCAATTAAAAAGAATCCTAGTATATTGATAAATGGACAAAAATCAAAATGGTTTCCAGTTCATCAACCTATTACATTTGAGATTCAAAGAATAGATGCAAATGTTTTACAAAAATATAATATTGGTGGAACAGAAATACATTTTAAATTAAATATTACTATTCCATCTTCAGTAAAAGTTGGTCAAAAAGTATACTATATTCAAGGTGCTAGTTCAAAGGTTTTAACAATTAAAAGTATTTCAACTAATCATTTAAAATTTGCTTATGATTATTCTTTATTAACTGGAGTACCTGGTTCATTTATATTTGTAGATGCTTATAATAGTCATTATATTGAAACTAAGGTATCTTATATTAATGGTTATACTTATGAAACAATAGGATCAATTAAAAATAAAACTGATAATTTTGGTGTAGCTAAAGTTTCTGTACAAGAATTACTTTCAACTAAAACAATTAATCAAAATAACTTTCTTTATAATTCAATAAATAAGTTTCAATTGAGTGAAGGTTCTAAATTTAACATTCAGATTAGAGAAGTTATAAATGGAGTAGCTGGAAATTACACAGCATTAAATGATGCTAATGTTTTATTTTATACTAATTCATCTAATCAAATTCAAGATAAGTATGGATATAACATGGGAAGTTATGTACCTACTTTTGATAATTCTAGAACAGATAAGGCTAAATTTCAAAGTGTATTTAACAGACCTACTTATTTTGTTGGTTATCCATTTAGTTTAAATTTTATTTATTCTGATAATATGTTAAATTATAAAGTTATCAGAAAGGAACAAACAAAAGATATTAACGGAACTATAGTATCTACAACAACAGATAATTTAAACATGAATGATCGTTTATATGCTAATAGACTTATGTTAAAACAAGGCTATACAAGCAATATTAAAACGGTTGACATTTGGCTAGAAGCAGATAATACTGGAACTATTCCAATTAGATGGGATGATGGTTTATATGCAACTGATTTTAGTGATTTTTATGGTCCTAGAGATAATTATTTTAAACCTATTAAGTATTTATACGAATGAGAGTAACAGAAATTAAAACAATTAAAATAGATAGGGAATGTAAAACAAATCCAGTTTTTTTAAGTTGGTTAAATACTTATGGTGGTCGTGAACATTGGTTATTTGATAAAGTACAAACAAAAGGTTTAGTAACTCAAAACAATGGATCATTTGAAACTTATATTTCAGATTTAGCAAATTCAAGAGGTCAAATAAATGATATATCAAAAAATGCTACTCCATTATTAATTATAAATGCTACAGTAGATATTGAAGATATTGAAGGTATTAAAACAATTCTTTATTCACCTTGTGTTGAAATGTTAGTTTCTGAAAATCCAATTAAATGGAATACAGTTCATCCACAAGTAGGTTCTTTTAAATTGTATGATACGAATGATTTAAAAGCTACTATTCAAATTACACTAGAATTACCTTACATTAATATTCAAGGTTAATGAACGAGCTTATAATTAACAATAGAACTGTAGATTTAAGTGATTCAACTAATATTGGAGTTACTTTATGTGCTAATAATATTGGTGAATTACAAAATCGACAAGGTAATTTTACAAATACTTTTAAACTACCTATTTCAAAGAATAATAAAGAGATATTTGAATGGGCTCATTTGCAAACATCTTCAAGTATTTTACCTTATAATAAGTTAAAAGCAACATATAAGCAAAATGGTATTGAAATAATTAGTGAAGGAATAGCAGAGATTTCAAATGTAGATAATAATTTTTTTTATGTAAATGTTTATAGTGGTAATACTGACTTATTAGAATCAATAGGAGATTTAACAGTTGGTGAATTATATGCAAATGATAGTATTCATATTTGGAACTTAGATAATAGCTACTTTAATTCGTCTAATTATTGGGTTTATCCTTTGTTGAATTGGAGAAAGGATGTTGAATTTTTCAGTACAAATACAATTGATGTTAGGCAAATGATTCCAACTGCTAAAATGCCTAATTTATTCACTAGATTAAGTAATAAAATTGGTTATATTTTTAGTGGTAATTATTTAAATAGTTTAGATCATTTAAACATGGTTTTAACTCCTAATAATTTTACTATTCCTTCAAGTGATGCAATTAAAACAAGTCAACCACTTTCAACAATTGGAACAACTGGTGGTACATTAATTAGTTCTGGTTCTTCAGTTAGTACAGTAACTTATTTTCCAACATTTAGAAATGAAAATAATGTTCCAGAATTTGCTTTTGGAGATTATAGACCTACTATAAATAAGATAGGTAAATTAAATTTCTCAGCTACTTATCAAATTAAATGGAGAGCTACTGAAGTAAAGAATAATGAAAATACAAAAGATTGTTTTGTTAAGGTTAGCTTTATTGATGATTTGAATTACACAATGTATAGTGAAACTGTAAAAACATTTTCATTTGATAAAAATACATTAATTAGCGAGGTATTTACAATTGATATTGAAAGTCCAGAATTAACTTTTTTATCTGGTAGAAAGTATAGAGTTCAAATTGATTGTTTAATTCAACAAAAAAATGTTAATACTCAATTTTTATTATATCAATATGAAGTTTTTAAAAATACTGGTAGTCCGATTGGTTTCTTTTCTCCAGGATCATCAACAACAAATGTTTTTCCTAGATTTTATCAATTTACTCCAAGTCCTAAAATAGCTTTTGGAAGTGATTTAAATTTCGTTAATTTATTCACCATGAAAATAAAGGATGTTTTAAAAGATATTTTAAATTTAAGAGCTATTATTATACAAACAAATAATTATACTAAAACAATATCATTTAATAGTTTTGAAGATTTAAAGCTAAATAAAACAATTGCAAAAGATTGGAGTAATAAGATTCAAAATTCTAATTCAATGAGCTTTAGATTTGGAAACTATGCAAAGAAAAACAATTTTTTATTTAAAGAAGATACTGATAAAACATCAAATGCAGATACTAATAATGATTACTATTTTAATTTAAGTAGTGATAATTTAGAAGATGAAAGAACAGTTGTTAAATTGGTTCATCCTACTACAATGATTTTTAATCGTTATAATGGTTATATTATTCCTAGAATAGATGGTTTAAAAGATTCAACAAATGAATGGTTAAAAAGTGATTGGAGATTGCTTTATTTAAAGGTACAAAATACTGAATTTGATGTTAACTATACTAATGGATCAACTACAGTAGCAAAAACTACTAATATACCGTTTTGTGAAGTTATAGGATTTGAAAAGTTAATTCCTAAATACTATGCAACTATTCAATCAATTGTTGAATCTCCAAAAGTTATTAAAATAATAGCTAAATTAAATGTTAATGATATTTCAGATTTAGATTTTTCAATACCTATTCAAATACAAAGACCAGATTTAAATTTAAGTGGTTACTTTTACATTAACAAAATAGAAAATTACAAAGGCAATTTAACAAGTTGTGAAATAATAGAGATATGAGCGAAGATAAAACAATATTATTATCTATCAAATTAGATACTGGAGATTTAAAAAAGAATGCTGAAACTGCTTCTGAAAAATTATTAGATTTAAAGAAAAGACAAAGTGAGTTAGATAAGAATACTAAAGAAGGTGCTTTAGCTTATGCTAAATTAGGAGCAGAAATAAAAGCTCAAAATTTAATATTAAATCAATCGTCTAAGGCTATTGAAATAAATGAAAGGTTAGGTAATAAACAAAACTTATCTTTAAAAGAGCAAGGTGAATTATTAAGTGCTGGAAAGGTTGCATTAAGAAATTTAACTACTGAACAAATAGCAAATACTGAGAGTGGTAGACAATTAAATAAAGAAGTTAATGATTTAAATGAAAGTTTAAAAAAATCAGAAGCTGGTTATGGTGTTCATGTTAGAGAGGTAGGTAATTATGACAAAGGAATTAGAGGTTTAAAAGCTGAATTAAAAGACCTTAAATCTTTAATGGTCGGATTAGATGCTGGATCAAAAGAATATCAAGAAGCAAGTGAACGAGCTGGAGAATTAGGTGATAAAATAAAAGAAGTTAATGAAAATGTAAAGGCTTCTAGTGGTGGTACTGGATTTGAAAAATTATCTAATAATTTAGGACTTGTAAAAGATGATCTAATGAACTTAGATTTTGCTGGAGTTTCTGAAAAAATGAAACAAATGGCTGTTATTTCTCAAGGAATGACATTTAAAGAAGTTTTAGGTGGATTGAAAAATATGGGTTCTGCTTTATTAAGTCTTGGTAAAGCTATTTTAGCAAATCCTTTGTTCTTAATGGTAGGTGTTATTGTTGGTATTGTTGGAGCTTTGAAAATGTGGAGTGATTACTCAGCAGAACAAGCAGTAAAAGCACAAGATAAACATACTAAATCTATTGAAAACAATATAAAATCTATTCAGGAGCAACAAAAATGGCTTGAAAAAACAACATCATTAGAATTAAAGAGAGCAGAACTTGAAAATAAAAGTGCTGAAGAAGTTGGTAAATTAAAATTAAAATATTTAAAAGAATCGAATGAAAATTCTATAAAAGAACAACAAGCATTTCAAAAATTAGCAAATAAATTAGCATCTGACATTAAAAAAACAAATGATGAAGATAGAATAAAAGATTTGAAAGATAAACAAGCAGATGCTGAAAAGTCATATATTGAATTATTTAATGAAAATCAACTTTATGAAGATAAAAAAAGAAATTTAATTATTGAAAATAACAATGCTATTCGTGAAGCTAATAAAATAGCAAATGAAAAAATATTAGCTGATAATAAAAAGGCTGAAGAAGATCGTTTAGCAATTGCTTATAAGATTAAAGATTTAATTTTAGATAATGAAGATTTAAAAAATGAAAACCAATCTAAAATTATTGAAGCTCATTATAAATTTTTAGAAGATTCAGCAGAAGGAAATGTTGAGGAATTATTAAAAATTCAAGAACAAAAAAATAATAAATTAACTCAATTAGATTTAGAGATTTATAATGATGCAATATCTAGACAAGCAGAAAATTATAAACGTGAACAAAAAGATGCAAAAGGAAATGCTACTATTTTAGCTGAATTAAAAAGTAAAAATAAATTAGAGATTGATAGAATCAATATTGAATTTGAAAATAAACAAAAAGAACGTGAAAATAAACAATTAAAAGATACAGAAGATTTAAACAAAGCAAAAGTTGAAAGTGAACGTAAATCTAAGCAAGAGATTGGATTGATTAATGCAGAATTAAATCTACTTAAAGCAAAAGGTACAAGTTCTGAAAAACAAGCATTTTTAGACTATCAAAATGAAAAAATTAAAGTACTTCAAGAAAATGCAAAATTAGAAATTGAATTAAATAAATTAGTAGGTGTTGAAGCAGAAGCTATAAATTCAAAACTTGCTTTAGAAACTAAAAAGATTCAAAATGAGGAATTAAAAGATAAAGAAAAAACAGCTGAAACAGATGTTGAAAATACATTAACAAAAGAACAAGAGAAAGCACAAAAAACAGCTGTAATAACTTTAAATAGTGCTAATCAATTAACTGATGCCCTTTCACAAATAACACAAAGTAGAATAGCAAATGAACTTACAGCAGAAAAAAATAAAAATGATGAAAATCAAAAAAACTTACAAGATCAATTAGATGCTGGTTTAATTACAAATGCTGAATTTCTAACTAAAAAAAGTGAATTAGATGCTACATTTAAAGCAACTGAAAGTAAATTAAAACGTGAAGCATTTGAAAGAGAAAAGTTAGCAAATATAATTAAAGCTACTATGAATACAGCTGTAGGTGTTACTGGAGCTTTACCAAATGTTCCATTATCTATTTTAGCTGGTGTTTTAGGTGCTGTTCAAGTTGGTTTAATAGCTTCACAACCTACTCCAAAATTTGCTAAAGGGGGTTTATTTGGTGGTAATAGTCATGCAAATGGTGGAACAAAAGGGTATTTTGAAGATGGTACACAAATAGAAGTTGAAAAGGATGAAAGTTTTTTTATCTTAAATAAACGTGCTACTCCATTGATTAGTCAATTATCTAATTTAAATACATCTACTGGTGGAGTACCTTTAATGGCTAAAGGTGGAGCTTTGAAATTTGCTAATGGTGGAGCAGTTGCTAGTTCAATATCAAATAGTTTAGATAATCAATTAAATGAACAAAATCAATTATTAAGAATGATTGAATTGATGCCGAAGCCAGTTGTAATTGTACAAGATATAAATGATGCACAAGGTAATTTAGCAAGTGTTCAAAATAGAGCAAATTTTTAGTACATTTGTAATATGTCTATAAAATTACTAGAAAAATTGCATGATAGTGGGGAACTTCATGACTTATTACGTTCAGGTTTAATATCTGTAAACGTATTAACTTGGTTTAAAATTTACAAAGCATATCAATTTCAAATGGAAAATGGAGTTAAAAAAACTCAGTCCATTACGGATGTTTCAGATGTTTTTGGAGTTAGTGAAAGAATAGTATACAGAATAATAAAACGATTTGAACAATGAAAATCTACAAAAAAGGAAATTACATTTACTTAGTGAATGCAAGTGGAGATATTAAACAAGACCATGCAAATGAAGTTAAGATCACAAAAACAAATATATCAAATGAAACTTATAGTATCTATTCAGATGATTTAGGTATAAATTACGTTACATTTAGTGAATTAACGCAAGAAAATGGTTCTCCTTATGCTAGTGTTTCTGCATGGGAACTTTGGTATGCTGAGAATACGGGTTTTAATCCAGCCTCAGGAGGTAGTGGGGCTGGAACAGTTATAAATACTGTTTCAAATTATGCAAGTTTACCAGATGCAACATTAGTATCAAATGATTTCTATTGGGTTTCAAATACACAAGGTTATAGAATATTAGGAACATACAAAGCAAATGGACTGTATTATTCAAATGGAACTAGTTGGGAATTTATAGATGCACCAACAACAGCTACACAAAGCGAGGTAAATACTGGAACATTAACTGATAAATACTTAACTCCTTCTACATTTGAAAATGCTAGTAAATGGAATAATTACCAGAATAAAACGAATGAATTTATATTTGTTTCAAGCAAATTAGATTTTCCAACTGCTGTAGGTGGTGTAATTACCTTATTGGATAACGCAACTTATTATGTAACTACAATAGTTGATCTATTAGGTGATAGAATTGTTGCTGGTCAAAACTCAGTTATTCTAGGTTTTAGTTCGGAAAATTGCTATTTAAAATCAACTGGTTTAAATTCAGCTACTGCATTAATTACTTCTAATTATTCATTACCTATTAGAAACATATCATTCACACATGGAACAGTTTTTAATTTAGATGGCGATGGTGTTACTACTGCCTTAGATTGGTTCGGTATTAACTTTGTAGATTGTGCAACAGTTGGAACTATTAAAGATTATTCAAATTTCGTAATGACTGACAGCGCATTCTTGAATGCAAGTGGCTTGACATTCGATGGTACTATTGGAACTATAGCATTTGGTAACTGTCTTTTCGATACTTCGTCAGGTGGTACTGCTATAACTTTAGCAAGCACATTAACAGTTAGTAGACGATTTAGGATTATTTATAGTTCTTTTGTTACATTGTCTGGCGAGACTTCGCTAAATGTTTCAAGCTCAGCAACTATTTCAGATGAGAGATATATTTTAGATACTGTTAATTTCTCAGGTGGTGGTACTTATATTGCTGGAGTTAATCAAACATCAAATAAAACTTTATTTACTAATTGTGTAGGGATTCAAAATACAACAACAAGAGGTTTTTATTACATGGTTAATAATGCAACTGATACAATTATTGGATTGCCTAATGTTAATGTATGGGTAAAGGCTTTAGGTACTACAACTGCTGATTCAAATAATTCTAAATTCACACATACTAATAATAGATTAACATATACTGGAGCTTTTAACACTTCTTTTTTAGTAAGTGTAAATACTGCTGTTCGTTCTAGTATATCTAATCAAAATATTAGTATAGGAATAGCTAAAAATGGATCTATATTATCTAATTCAGAAATGACAATTAGAACTTCGACAAGTAATCAAGAGCATCCTGGAAGTACTCAATATCAAATTGATTTAGTTACAAATGATTATGTTGAATTATTTGTGAAAAACAGTCAATCAACAGATATAAGAGTTTCAGATTTAAATTTTTCAGTCGTTAAAATATTAGTATAATTTTTTGACGTTTTAAAGTCAAATTAACATAAAAACAATAACTTAAATTTACAATATGATAGGGAATGTCTACATAAAAGGTCAAATTGGTAATTCATACGATGAAAATGGTATAATTACGAAAATGGGAGTTGAATTAATTGATGTTGTTTCACAAGTTCAAGGACTTGGTGAAGTAGATACAATTAATGTACATATTGATAGTGAAGGTGGTTACGTTGAAGTAGGTCGTTCAATAGCTCAATTTCTTTCATCATTAGGAAATGTAAATACAATAGCAGAAAATCTTTGTGCTTCAATAGCTACTGAAATTCATTTATCTGTTCCATTAAATAACAGATTTATTCAAGAAGGTACAGCATATATCATTCATAATCCTTTTTTAATGAATGTTACTGGAGATGCAAATGCTTTAGAAGAAATGTCTAAAAACATTAAGGAAACAGAAAGCGAAATGATTAACAACTATGCTAAAGCAACTGGTGTTAGTAAAGAAGCATTAAGTGGTTTAATGAAAATTGAAACTTCATTAACTGTAGATCAATGTTTAAAATTGAATTTTGCTTCTGCAATAGTTCCAAAACAGCAACAGAGAGCTGTCGCTCTAATTTATAATAAAAAACAAACAAATATGAAAAAACCACTTATGGAAAGAGTAGCATTAGCTATGTCTATATTGAAAGGTGAAGAAGTAGTTGCTACAGTTGAAAGAAACGAGTTAGCAATGATGGTTGAAACAGATAAGGGAGTTTTAAACCTACCTTATGAAGACATCCAGGTTGGTGATGCTGTTTTATTAGAAGATGGAACAGTTCCAACAGATGGAACTTATGTAACTACTGAAGGAGCAACAATTGTTATTCTTAATGGATTAGTTTCTGAATACATGGAAGCTCCAGAACAAGAAATTGAATTGGAAGTTGAACTTTCTGCAATGCCTACACAAGAAGAAATTGATGCATTGACAGCAGAAAATGAAAGTTTAAAAGCTGAAATTGAAGCATTGAAATTAGAATTAGATAAAGCTAATGCAGTAGCTGAAACAGTAGTAGCTAAAATGGAAGAATTAGCAAAAGTTGGGAGCAATTACACACCACCAGTTCAAGCTACTGTATTTCGTGAAGTTGCTACACCGAAAACAGTTAAGGAACAAATGCAAGAGAGAAAATTAATTAGTAAAAACAAATAATAAATAATAGTAAACATGGCTTTAATAGACGTAACAGATTTAACATTTAATGGAGAAGAAATCAAAGCAGTATCAGAAGCAGTATTTGAAAGTGCATTTTCTAAACCAGAATTAACAAAATTTCATTCAGTAGTTAATGGAATTGTAGCAAAAAAACAAATCGCAATCTTAGGTAGATTAGGTGGTTTAGTAGGTAAAGGAACTGGTTCTTGTGATCCATCTTCAGCAACTAATGCAATTGTAAATACTGAGAAATTTTGGAATCCAGCAGTTGTTTCAGATAGATTTGAATCTTGTTGGACTGACTTAAAAGAAACTTTCTTTTTGTATGGTACTAAAAAAGGAATTGAAAAGTATGATTTAACTGGAACAGATTTCTTAAACTTTGTTGAAGAATTAGTAACAGATGCTATTCAAGAAGCTATCTATAGAATTGCTTGGTTTGGTGATACTACAGCAGAAAATGTTGTTGATGGTGGTGTAATTACTAATGGAACAGATTTAGCTTATTTCAATAAAATTGATGGTTTTTGGAAACAAATCTTTGCTATTGTAGCTGGAGATGCGACAAGAAAAACTACAGATTTAGCTTCTAGAAATGGACAATCTACATTTTCATTACAAGCATTCACAGCAACTGATACAACAAATAAAGTAGTTTCAAATGCTCTACAAAATATGCGTTTTGGTGCTGATTACAGACTAAGAGAACAAGCTGGATTAGTTTATGTTGTTACTCAATCAGTAGCAGATCAATATGAAAGAGAATTGTTAGCTTACAATGTAGCTTTTACAACTGAAAGATTAGAAAATGGTATTACTTTATTGAAATCTGGTGGTATTGAAGTTTATTCTTTCAATTTATGGGATAGAATTATTCGTTCTTATTACTCAGATGGAACTAAATATTACTTACCTCATAGAGCTATTTTAGTAACTCCTACTAACTTGCAAATTGGTACTGAAGAAGTAACTGCAATGTCAGGAATGGATGTTTTCAACGATAAAAAATCTAAGAAAAACTTTATTGATTTTGCTTTCAATATTGATGCTAAGGTTGTTTTGGATTACGAAATTCAAGTTGCATATTAATATTAAATGGGAGCTTAAAAAACTCCCTTTTTATTCACTTTAAAAATTTATAAATATGTCAGTAGTATGTGGAGCAATTGCTTCAAACATTTTAATAAGTTGTGCTACACCTATGCAAGGTGGTACAAGAGATAGAGCAGTTATATTTAATTTTGATGATATTTCAACTATTGTTTACAATGGAACAAATACATCAACAGTTGAAGATATTACTTTATTAGCTGGAAAATTTGCTTATCAAATTGATGGTAAAAATAATTCAATTGCACCTAAAGCAATGATGGTTAAGGTTGGATTCAACAATATGTTTGACCATTCTGTACAGTTAAAAGGTTTTGATATTTCTCCTGAAATTAAAGAACAATTGAACTCAATGAAAGATGGTAGATTTGTTGTCATTACAGAAAACTACTTTAAAGGAGTTGGTGGTAATGCTTCATTTGAAATTTACGGTTTAACAACTGGATTAGAAATGTCAGTTTTAGAACGTGATCCAAATAATGCAGATACACAAGGAGCATTTGATTTTACTTTTACAACTATCAATAATAAAGAACCACGTTTACCAAATTCTTTATTTATTACAGATTATGCAACTTCAAAAGCAGTTGTTGATAGTATTTTAGTTTAATTAAAAAATAATTGTTAATTTTAAGGGCATCATTTATTTGATGCCCTTTTTTTATAAATATGCAAGAACAAATTAACAAAGTATTAAGTTACGAAAAGACCAAAAACATATGGAGAGGTAATCATCTTTCTGAAGAATGGATTGAAGCGAATAAACTAAATATAACACTATTTGGAATCAGTTTAAATAAGGCTAAAAAATGTGAATGTATAGAAGATTTATTTTTCGCATTAAAAAGACCAAACATTACAAACAAAATAATAGAAAAGATGGAAAAACAATTTCACGTTAAAAAAGGAGCAGTTATCATGTCATTCAATGCAGATACTATTACTGAACATTCAACAGATTCACAATGTATATCTGCTTTAAAAAGTAATCCTACTTTAATTAAATTTTTCGAAAAAGTTCCTGAGAATTGGGAAAAAATAGTTGGAATTAAAGAAGATATTAAAGAGATCATTGAAGATATTAAAGAAGTAGTTCAATCGGTTAAGAAAACAAGAGCTAAACGTAAATTATAATGGCTAAAGTTAAATCTACAGCTCAAAAAGTTACACAAAGAATTGATGTTATTGATAACATTGGTTTTTTTGTAAAGAAATACGACTTTGACAATAAATATCCACAAAGGGTAAATGATATTGTTAATGATTCTGGAACAGCAAAAACTTGTTTGAAATTATATGAAAAATTTGTTTTTGGTGGTGGTTTAAAAGATACTGATTTTTATAAAAGTAAGATTAATTCTAATGGCGAAACTACAGATAAATTTGTCAGAAAATTAGTAAAGGATTTTGGAAAATTTGGTGGTGTTGCTATTCATGTTAATTATAATGGTTTATATCAAAAAAGAGAAATTAGTTTAATACCTTTCGAGTTTTGTAGATTAGTTCCTGAAGGTGATGAAAGACATGGAATGATTGAAGTTTATGATGATTGGGGAATGACAAAACATAAAAAGTTTAATAAAACTGATATTGTTTATATAAATCCTTATAATCCTTCAAATGTAGAACAAGAAGTTGAAGATTGTGGTGGTTGGGAAAATTACAAAGGTCAAATATATTATTCACCTATGAATGAATATCCATTAGCTCCATTTGATGCAGTTTTAGAAGATATGCTTACTGAAGGTCAATTAAAGAAATTCAAACATTCTACAGCAACAGATAATTTTTTAGCTAGTCATTTACTTGTAATGGGTAAAACTGAGAGTGATGAAGATGCAGAATTATTTGATGAAAATATGAGAGCTTTTCAAGGTGGAGAAGGTGCTGGAAGAATCATGGTAATTGAACGTGAAAGTAATGAAGAAGTTATTGATTTAAAGAAGTTAGACATTCAAAATTATGATGGTTTATATGAATATACTGAAAATAGTTCTAGAGATGCTATAATTAAAATGTTTTTAATACCACCAGTTTTATTATTGCGTGTAGCTGGTAGTTTAGGAACTTCAAAAGAAATTAGTGATGCTTTTGATTATTATAATGGTATTACTTATGATGATCGTTTAGTTGTTGAAGAAATTTTAACAGAAATATTTAGTAATTTTTATTATAATATTTGTCCTTCAAATGATTTTTCAATATTGCCTTTAAAATATAGTAAAGCAATAGCACCAGAATATCTGCAATACTATACAAAAAATGAAATTAGATTAGCAAATGGAGATGAAGAAGCAAGTGATTTAAAAGCTGATACTACTTTATTAGCTGTTACTTTAGGAGTTGGTGGAACACAAGCATTAACTAGTATTTTAAGTGATCCATTATTAACTATTGACCAAAAGAAAGGTACTTTAAAAGTATTATTTGGTTTGTCAGATGAACAAGTAACTCAAATGTTGACACTATGATAACAACAAAATTAATAACATTAGCAAATATCCAGGAAGTTAAATCAATTTCTTTGAATGTTAATGAAACTAAACAATTAAGTCCTTATATTTTAGAAGCTCAAAACTTTGATTTAAGAGAATTAATAGGTGATTCATTCTATTTAGATTTAATAGCTGATTTTTCTGCTTTACCATCACTAGATAAATATGATTTATTATTTAATGGTGGTCAATATACTTATCAAAATGAGATATATTATCTAGATGGAATAAAACAATATTTAATTTATTCAACTTATGCAAGATATTTAGCTAATTCAAACGTAATTAGTACAGCAACTGGATTAGTTCATAAAACGAACCAATATAGCGACAAAGTAGAAGAAAAAACTATAGCTAGATTAGTATCACAAGCACGTTCAGGAGCTACATTTTGCGAGGAAAATATTAAGAAATATTTAGAAAGAAATAAATCTAGTTATCCGTTATTTAAATGCGATAAAAATAGTACCTTTACTAATGGAATTAAAATAAGAAATATAGGCTCATGAATAGTGATAGTATAATTTTAAGAGGTACTGATAATTTACCACTTACAAATAAAGAAGATGTTTTAACAATTGCCGAAATTGATGGTAATTTTATAAAGATTTATAACGATTTTATATCTTTAAGTCAAGCTAATGATCCTACACTAACATTTGATGTTGATAGAACTTATTTAGTAGGTGAATTTTCTACTTATGATGGTCGTATGTGGATAGCAACTGAAATTTCAACTGGTGTTACTCCAGTAATTGGAAGTGCTGATTGGTTAGATGTTTTTCCTACTGTTTTAGCTCATGAAAAAAATAAAGATACTATTTTAGATGAAGGTGGTGTAAATGAAACTACTGTTGCTGAAATTAGAGCTTTTATTGATGCTGGATTAACATCAACAACTAATTTATCATTAAGTACAAAAACTGCAACTAGTTTTAAAATTGAAAGTTCTACTGGTTCTGATGTTACTTTACCACAAGCTACAAATATTGATGCTGGACTACTATCTGCAAGTGATAAAGTTAAATTAGATAATACTGAAGGAGTTAATACTGGAGATCAAACATTGAGTTCTTTAAATGCTGAAGATTTAGATAATAAAGCAACCGATTTTACAATAATTAATGATACTCTTTATCCAACTACTCAGGCTGTAGATACTTATTTAACAGCTATTGTTCCTGATTTGGTAGATACATTTTTAGATAGTAATGTTGAATTAAATACTAATAAAGCAACTACATTCGCTACAATTAATGATACTTTATATCCATCAGTTAAAGCAGTTGATGATCAATTAGATCTTAAAGCAAATATTGCATCACCTACGTTGACTGGTGTTACTACTTTAGATACTTTTAAAGTTACAACTGGAAATTATATAACTCCAATTGACATTGTGGGTATTG